TTTCAAAGAGGGCATGCTCCTATAAGCCTTACAACGACTGGTGGGACGTTTACAGACTCTGGTGGTACACAATACAATGGTGCAATGGTTTGTGCCGCTGGTGGACGTATTTGGACTGCTACAGCAAGTGTTTTATACTACTCTGACTTACTTATTAATAACTTTACTGGAGGTAGTGCTGGTTTCTTTGATTTAGCTTCGTACTGGAAAGATGGTATGGATGAGGTAGTAGCTATATCGGAGTTTAATGGTGGTTTAGCAGTATTTGGTAAGAATAACATTATCATATATGATTCAGTGTTATCAACTGCTGCTATGACAGAGAACATTACAGGTATAGGTTGTGTAGCTAGAGACTCAATACAGCAAGTAGGTAATGATTTATTATTCCTATCTTCAAGAGGGTTAACAGCTCTAAGTAGAGTAGTACAAGAGAAGTCACTACCTGACAGGGATGTATCAAAGAATATTAGAGACTACCTATTAGGTTATGTAAACTACCCAGATGGGGTTAATGTTAAGTCTACATACAACAGGAAAGAGGGTTTTTACCTCTTATCTTTTCCAAGTAGTAATAAAGTATTTCAATTCAATGTGCGAGCCGCACTACCAGATGGTTCATTTAGGGTAACAGAGTGGCAAAGAACATTTACTAGCTTATGCTCTACAACAGATGATACACTCTATTTTGGACTAGATACAGGCTTCCTACAGAACTATCAAGGATACTTCGATAACGTATCTTCAGGTGGTACTGGAGGGGCAGGATATACACTAGATTATGATGGTTTATGGAATGACTTCGGTCAAGAAGTATCTAACATGGAAAAGATGCTAAAGAGAAACTCAGTACATATCTATGGTGGTCTTGGTTATTTAGTTACATTAAGATGGAAATTTGACTATGAGACTAAGTTATACTATAAGACATTATCAACTGAATCAGGTAAATGGGATGAATTTGGTGTAGGTGAGTATACAGTAGCAGAGTTTGGTACTGGTAGTTCAAACCGAGAAGTTACAACACCCCTGAGAGGTAGTGGTAGGGTGGTTCAATTTGGTCTTACTACAACAACTGCTGGTGGTGAGTTTGGTCTTCAGCGTATAGATATACAAGCCAAGATTGGTAAGTTACAAATATAATAACATAAGGAGGGTTTACCCTTGACAGATTACAGTAAAGTAACAAACTTCACGGCTAAAGATTCATTATCATCTGGCGACCCTAATAAGATTATCAACGGTTCTTTGTTTGATGCTGAGTTTGACCCTATCGCTATTGCAGTAGCTAGTAAGATTAATAAGGTAGCTGGTGAGACTGGTGAGATTCCTAAGTTTACCTCTAGTGGTCAGTTAGAGTCTAGTGGGTTTACTCCAGCTAATATCTCTTTTGTATCTGGCACTGTAATGTCGTTCTTTCAATCAGCCGCACCAACTGGTTGGACTCAAGTAACAACGCATAATGATGCTATGCTTAGGGTAGTTTCAACGGCTGGTGGTGGTTCTGGTGGTACGGTTAGTCCAATAAGTCTAGCCGCTCACGTACATACAACTGCTGGACACGTTCTAACTATTGCTGAAATGCCTGCTCATACACATACCTATAGAAAAGGTGATGGTAATGACCAGAATATGAGTTCTGGCGACCAGTCTTATGAAGAGATATTAAATGCCGATACTGGTAGTACTGGTGGAGGTGGTTCTCATACACATGGTAATACAGGAAGTGCTGGAGCATTTACTCCTAAGTATCTCGATATGATTTTAGCATCAAAGGATTAACATGAATAATGAGATTATAACATGCCCTTTAGGGTCAACCTGTTATGAGATTAAAGATAATAAAGCCCATCGTTGTGCTTGGCACGTAAAGATGAAGGGTGTAGATGCCTCTGGCGAGGAACATGATGAATGGAAGTGTGCTATTGCATGGCAACCTATCCTCATGACAGAAGTATCTAAGGCTAGTAGAAGCACTACAGCGGCTACAGAGTCTTTTAGAAATGAAATGGTGAAGGCTAATGATTTGGTGTTATTAAAATGACATTCTTTGTTACAGGGCTTCCAAGAAGTAGAACAGCATGGTTAGCTAACTTCCTTACTTATGGGAATAATCTATGCTACCATGAAGCTCTAAATGGGTGTAAGTCTATTACTGAATACATTGGTAAGGTAGAGGGTTGTGGAGATAGTAATACTTACTTAGGTACATTTGACTATGAGAAATACTTCCCAGACTCTAAGGTAGTTATTATTGACTCGGGTATTGAGAAGTCTATACAGTTTGGCAAAGATGTTTATAACTCAGATTCAACAGAGCTTACAATTAAGTATAAGAAGAAGCTAGACTCTATGAAAGGACTACATGTTCACATAGACAATCTTAATAGTTCATTAGAGGAGATATGGAATTATATCTATAATGAACCTTATAATAAAAAGAGGACAGAAATGTTAATAGAATTAAATGTACAAATGCTAGACCCCCATGCAATAGATACACAGAGTATTGCCTCTTTTAATAAGTCTATTGACAATTCTCTTTCTATGGGAGGCTTCTAGTGCCTTGGTGGGCGGCTGGTGCCGCTGTACTAGGTGGTGCAATGGATAAAAGCTCTGCTGAGGCAGGGTCTACATCTGAAGCCTCTACAATGCCTTTTACTGGTTCATCTGGTCTTGGTACTACTGGTATGGCAGAGGGTGGTGCATTTACTCAATCTCTTAACCCACAATGGCAACAAGCTCAGAACCAACAACTTGGTGCTAGTAATAGGGCTATAGGACAATTAGGGGCTTTTAATAACTCTCCCTTCCAAGCTAGCCCTTTTGATTTGCAGGGTACTGTACAGAATCAGTACAATCTACTTGAGGGTCTACAGCAACCACAGCGTGACCAAGCTATGTTATCCCAAGAAGAACGTCTATTTGCTCAAGGTAGATTAGGTGGTACTTCTGGTATGCAAGAGCAACGTAACATGCAAGATGCTTTTGGACAACAACAATCTCAGAATATGTTTAATGCTTATAATCAAGGTTTAGCTGGACAGCAACAACAATATGGACAGCAACTTGGTCAAGCACAACAACAAAATGCACAACAACAGCTTCTAGGGAACTTAGGTACAGGGTTATTTAGTTCTGCGATGTCTCCTGAAGAGTTATTACAAAGACAGATGCAGACCTATGGTGCTTTAGCCCCTACTCAGACTACACAGCAAGCAAATGAGTCTGGTGGTATCTTTGATATGGTTGGTGGTCTATTCTCAGATAAGAGACTAAAAGATAATATCAAACTAGAGGGTAAAACTAAATCTGGTATTAATATCTACTCTTGGACTTGGAATAAGATTGCTAAGTCAATGGGTATTGATTCTCCTGAATATGGCGTCATTGCTCAAGAAGTAATGAAACTAATACCTAGTGCTGTCTCTATGGATAAATCTGGTTTTTACAAAGTAGATTATAGTGAGGTTATTTAATGGCTACTCCATTAGAGGTATTAAAGGCTAACAAGTTAGCAAATCAACAAAAACTAAGTAGTATGCTCCAGTCTCAAGGTGGTTATGGTGATAGGATTGGTAGGGGTCTAGTTGGTTTAGCAGGTGCGGCGGCTGGAGCTTTTACAGACCCTGACGTTAAGGCTTATGAAGAGTTTCAACAAGCACAACCAGCTAGACAAGCGGCACAAGAAAGAAATGCTAATGTAGAGCAAGGTGGGGGTGCTTTTGGTTTAAGTCAATCAGTTGGTGGTCAAACACTTCAAGAGAATCCGCAAGCTGTAGACAGATACCTTGCACAACAGAATCAAGGTTTAATGGCTAATATGTCTCCCGATATGAGACCAGCAGCTAGCAATCAACAAGCTATGCAAGAGGCTTCTTTTACACAAGAGGGTATGATGGAAATGGCTCGTAAGCGTTACCAGAGTGGTGATGTAGAAGGTGCTAATCAAGCACTAGCTTATGCTAAAGCTCTTGAATCAAATGTTAAAGAAGGTTTCTCCCTTAAAAAGGATGAAATACAGTATGATGCTGATGGTAACATTATTGCCCAGAACACACCTAAAGAAAATGATGTACTTACTGCTAAAGATAGATATAAGACTGTAGGTGGTGCGCTATATGATTTACAAAACGAGACTTGGTTAAGCCCACCTAAAAACAAAGCTGATATTAATACAACTCCAATAAAGATGCTGAATGATAAAGGTGAAAATGTTACAAGACTAGTTAGAGAGGATGGTACAACTGTAGCAGAGTTCCTTGCACCTAAAGACTCAGGAGGCATGTCCTCCGCTTTAGAAAAAGACCAGATGGCATCTCTTACAGCCTCTAATGAAGCCCTAACAACTGACCGTAGGGTGTCTCAAACTATTGCAGGCTTGGAAAGTATGCCCGACTTTGGTGGTGGTTTGCCACTTTCCTTTGAAGATGTTATTAAAGATAATGCAGGCTGGCGTGACGTTAAAAGTGCTATATTGACTGAGGCTAGGGGCTTTAGAGCAGAAAATGCTATGAGGTATCTACCGCCCGGACCTGCTTCTGATAAAGACGTTGCATTAGCTCTTTCTGGACAACCGCCAGAGAGTGCTAGTAGAGCAGAATGGCTTGGTTACTTAAAAGGTATCCAGAAGTTATCAAGATTAGAGGCTAACTACTATAGGGATAGAGATTCTTTTATAAGTAATAATGGTGATTTAAGAGGTTTTGGGCAACAACAAGAAGCCAAGAGGATTGATACGGCAATATTAAACCTCCCTTCTAAAGGAGATGGTACAACACCATTAACTATTTATAATGCTGTTCCTAATAACACTCCAGAAAAAGCTAAGATTAAGAAAGATTTTATAGATAAGTATGGCTTTGACCCAGACAGAAGGGCAGAGCTACAATCTGCTTTAACAAATTTAGGACTTTAAAATGGCAAATATCTTTGATGAATTTGATTCTGTAAACCAACAACAGCCAGAAGTACAAGCCACACCACAAGCTAATTCTTTTGACTCTTTTGATGAATATTCTGATAAGGATACAAGAGAGAAACAAATAGAAACAGGTTCTTGGTATTCTGACCCTACAATGGCTTCTAGGATGGTTATAGATGGTCTTACCCTTGGTTGGGGTGATGAGGCAGGTGCTGGAGTAGCCGCTGGTGTTGCTAAAATGATGGGTGATGAAAAACCTTATACTGAAATCTATAGAGACATGAAGAACAGTCTTGATGCTGAAGAAGCTAAGTATAGACAAGAGCATCCAGTAGCTTCTATAGGTTTAAATATTGCTGGTGGGCTTATGACTGGTGGTATTGGTGCAAATAAGGCGGTGGGGCATCAGATTCTAAAGGCCGGGATAGGTGGTGGTGTTGCTGGAGCTGGAACAGCTAAAGAAGGTGACACACTCAAGGGTGCGGCTGTAGGTACTCTATTTGGTGTAGGTACAGGTTCACTAATGAAAGGTGGTGGTTGGCTTTGGGATGCTGGAACTAAACGCAGGATAACTCAAGAATTAGGTATGGGTGATAAGTTTATCCCAATGCACATAGCCGCTGACCCTGCGAATACCTCAGAGGCAACTATTGGCAGTTTCTATAAGACCGTTGTTGGGACTTCATTTGGTGGTGGTGCTAGACTAAAATCCCAAGAAGCTAGATTAATGAACCCTATTGCTCTTAGGTTATCTAACGCTCAAGACTCTTTTAAGAGTGCTAGTAAGAACGCAACAGATGCTGTTAAAACTGTAAAAGCTAATATAGCTAGAGTTAAGGCTGATAAAGTAAGTATTATACGGGATGCAAAGGTAGACGTTAGAGCTAATGCTTTAGATGAGCAAAGTTTAATTAAAGAGTCTTTTAAAAGCACTAAAGACCAAGCCCTGATGAACGCAACAAAACAAATTGATGACTCAGTTAGTGAGGCGGAAAGAGCCTTTAGAGCGCAAGCTGTTTTAAAGAGTATCCCAGAAGGTATGGGGGATGACGTAATTGATGAAATACTAACTTCTAAAACACCTAATATTGCTATGCAAAAACTTGATGAAGTTTGGGCTAGAGATGGTTTTAAAATGCTAAAGGAACGTAAGTTTCAAATTAATGCTGATTCTGTTGGTTTAGAAATAAAGACTAGACTTAAGAATGATTTTGCGGCTATGGATAAAGCATCTTTTCAGAAACTAACTGATGACGTTACAAACTTTTTGAAAGAGAGAACCCAAAAGGGGTGGATAGATGGAGAAGATTTATCTGCCATTCGCTCTAGGTTAGGTATGTTAGCTAATGCAAAATCAGACGCTGGTGGTCAAGCCGCTGTTGAGCAAGCTATATTTAAAGAGATGCAAGATGTTTTAAACACTAAGGTTAAATCACAACTTAGTGGCAAAGCTCTTTCAGCCTTTGAAGCCCAAACAGGACAATGGAAAGCTAATTCCACCTTAAGGCTTGCTATTAACTCCGCTTCAAGACAGGCTGGCAAGCAAGGTGAGTTTTCAGCAGATGATTGGGTTCAGGCTATAGGTAAAATGTCCCCAAGAGATGCAAGACAAGGTTCTGGCGTTTTAAGAAGTGAAGCTGATAATGTTGCAATACTAGGCGTTCAAAGGGATAAATCTATTCAAGATACAGCTAACCTAGTTGTTTCAAGAGCTGAAGAACAGAAGATGAAATCTCTTACTAGTGTTGTAAATAGAACTAAATTAGAGGTTAAAGCTCTCGAGCAAGAAGCTTCTAAGATACGAGGTAAGACTGGTGAAACAGTCGCCCTGCGTAGAGCTAGAAATGCTGATGAATTGGCTACTAAAAAACAGAAGATTGAAGAATTAGAAAGA